CGATATTTTAAGAAAGACTGTAGGAACCAATGCTGATTAGTGACGATATAAAACTAGACTATTCGGACGTACTCATTAGGCCAAAAAGGTCTACCTTGAAATCTCGCAAAGAGGTTGATCTGTTAAGACCTATGAAGTTTAGAAATAGTGAACGCATATATCAAGGTGTTCCTATCATGGCGGCTAACATGGATGGTGTTGGAACGTTTGAGATGGCAGACGCACTTTCTAGCATAGACATATTTACTTGTCTAGTGAAGACATATAGCGCAGAAGACTTAGCGGAGTTCTTTAATAAATCTGATATAGAGAATACTATACATCGTCAACAGAATGTTGCTATGTCTATTGGCACATCAGACAGTGATTTAGAAAAGTTTAAAAAGGTATACAAACTTACTGATGGTATACTTAAATACCTATGCGTAGATGTAGCAAATGGTTACACAGAGATGTTCAGTAACTTTATATACAATTTACGTTCTAACTATCCAGAACTAGTTATCATAGCGGGTAATGTTGTGACAGGAGACATGACACAAGAGTTAATCTTAAATGGTGCGGATATTGTTAAATGCGGTATTGGACCGGGGAGTGTGTGTACGACTCGTATACAAACAGGTGTTGGTTACCCTCAACTCTCAGCGGTTATAGAATGTGCTGATGCCGCTCATGGTTTAGGTGGTCACATTATTGCTGATGGTGGATGTGTTTGCTCTGGTGATATGGCTAAAGCTTTTGGTGCTGGTTCAGACTTTGTAATGCTTGGTGGTATGTTAGCTGGACATGATGAAGGTGGTGGAGAAGTAGTGGACAACAAGATCAGTTTCTATGGCATGAGTTCAGAGACTGCAAACGACAAACACTTTGGTGGTCTGAAAGACTATAGAGCCTCAGAAGGTAAAGAGGTTAGTTTACCATACAAAGGACAAGTCGGAACTACTATACAAGCCATTCTTGGTGGAATAAGATCCGCTTGCACATATGTAGGAGCCGCTAAGATAAAAGACTTACCCAAGTGTACTACATTTGTTAGAGTGAACAATACTCACAATAGAGTATACGGGGATGGTTGAGCGCCAGCCTATTGGCGGGGTAGTTGAGAAGTTTATCTTTGATGTTGACGGAACCTTAACTCCTAGTAGGGGTAAAATAGATAAGAAGTTTGGAGCTTGGTTTCACAAATTTTGTGAATACCCTAATCATGATGTATACTTAGTTACTGGAAGCGATAGATCCAAGACTATAGAACAGCTTGGCGTACCAATATATCACGTGTGTAAACGTGTGTATAACTGTTCTGGTTGTGATGTGTATGAAGGTGATCGTAATCTGAGAAGTAGTTCTTGGGTCTTACCAGATCTAGCAAGAGACTTTCTTGATCAATGCCTATATGAATCTGATTGGCCTACATTAACAGGGTTGCATATTGAAGAAAGATGTGGTATGGTAAACTTCAGTGTTGTAGGACGTAATGCTGATAGCATTGATCGTAAAGCATATTACGAATATGATAAGATGTATTCAGAACGAGTGAAGATTGCCACGGCATTTAACACTATGTTCCCAGACTTACTTGCTAGTGTTGCTGGCGAAACTGGCATGGATATATCTGCTAAAGGAAATGATAAGTCGCAGATCTTGAAAGACTTTGTAGATAGAGACAGAATATTTTTCTTTGGTGATAAAGTAGGTGTTGGTGGGAATGATTTCTTACTGGCTCAAGCATTAGAAGAATGGACCCATGGAGTTTCGCTCCATGTCAGAGATTGGAAAGATACATGGAAAGCACTGAAAGGGTTGTAGGGATAACCTTTAGCACTTTTGATCTACTACACGCAGGGCATATTGCCATGCTGAGAGAAGCAAAGACTAAATGTGATCATCTTATATGTGGTCTACAAGTAAATCCATCTATAGATCGTAAAGACAAGAAAGCACCTGTGCAATCTCTGGTTGAGAGATGGACACAACTACAAGGTGTAAGTTATGTAGATGAAATAATTCCCTATGAAAACGAAAAAGATGTAGAAGATATCTTGCAATTGTTTGAGATTCATGTTAGAATAATAGGTGAAGAGTATAAGCATACTACATTCACAGGAAGAAAGATCTGTGCCAAGAGAGGTATAGAGATTCGTTACAATAAGAGAGATCATAGATTCTCGTCTAGCGACTTGCGAGAAAGAGTCTATTATATAGAAGCAGGGAAGGACTACCCAAATGATTGAAGAAGCGGAACTAAACCCCGTAGTTAAACGTAGGGAAAAAAACTTTAAGCTAGGGATCGTTGGTCATGGTTTTGTTGGTAAGGCAGTGGACTACTGTTTTTCCGCTCAAGGTGTTGAGAAGTTTATAATTGACCCTAAAGAAAATGATAATACACTACAAGACCTTTGTGATTGGGAACCTTCGTGTGTATTCATCTGTCTCCCAACTCCAGCAAAAGATGATGGTGGTGTGGATACTAAAGACATTGATGATGCAGTGATGCGGTTGGTTAACCTAACAGAAGCTTTTATTGTTATCAAGTCAACTGTTCCACCTGATGCTATTGATCGTCTATCTCGTATAGATGGTCGTATTGTATACGAACCTGAGTTTCTACAAGAGAGTAATTCTAAACAGGATATGATAGAAGCACGTTTTAGGGTCTTTGGTGTACATCAACAAGAAGCCGCTCAACACCTAGAAGGATTGTATAACTATTTTTCTTTAGCGAACCCTGCACAGGTTATTACTATGTCTCCTGTTGAAGCATCCTTCTTTAAGTATACAGTGAACAACTACCTTTCTATGAAGGTAACGTTTATGAACCAACTTAAGAAAGTTATGGATGACTTTGGTGGTAGTTATAACCAGTTGTCACGTGCTCTAATGGCTGATGCTCGTATGGGGCATAGTCATATGAAGATCCCCGGACCTGATGGTAAAGAGGGATTTGGTGGAGCTTGCTTTCCAAAAGACTTATCCGCATTTATAAACTTTGTGGATACTAAGACTGATCAGTCTTCAGCGATATGGAAGACTGTGCAATCGCTTAATAATGAAATTAGAAGTGAATACGATTTAAACGATAGAGAAAGAGAACAAAATGTCAACTTCGATAATGGACAAACTGAAACAGAACAGCAAGATAAAGACAACGGAAGTCCTGATTGATTCCAAGTTCTTTACCGATAAGGAAATGATTCCTACAGACGTGCCTATGATGAATGTAGCATTGTCTGGTGATGTTGATGGTGGATTGTCTGAAGGTCTAACTGTTCTAGCTGGTCCTTCAAAGCATTTCAAAACATCTTTTGCTTTGATGATGGCTTCAGCATATCTAAAAGCAAAACCTAATGCTGTTATGATCTTCTACGATTCAGAGTTTGGATCACCTCAGGCATACTTCGATCAGTTTGAAGTTGATACTAGTCGTGTATTACATACTCCTATTACCAATGTAGAAGAGTTGAAGTTCGATCTTATTTCACAGTTAGAGGCTCTTGATCGTAAAGACGATGTTATTATTGTCATAGACTCTATCGGTAACCTAGCATCCAAGAAAGAACTAGAAGACGCCAAGGACGAAAGATCTGTTGCAGATATGTCTCGTGCCAAAGCATTTAAGAGCCTGTTCCGTATGGCAACACCATACTTAACTATGAAGAATATACCTATGATTGCTATTAATCATACTTACAAAGAAATAGGGCTATTCCCTAAAGATATAGTTAGTGGCGGCACTGGTCTTTATTATTCAGCCGATACTATTTGGATTGTTGGAAGGCAACAGGATAAAAAAGGAACTGAGATACAAGGATATCATTTTGTTATTAACGTTGAAAAAAGTAGGTTTGTTAAAGAAAAGTCTAAGATACCTATTACTGTGTCTTGGGATGGTGGTGTCAAGCATTACTCTGGTCTTCTCGATTGTGCTCTTGCTGGTGGTTATGTCACTAAGCCTTCCAATGGTTGGTATGCTGTGGTCGATCAAGTTACTGGCGAAGTTGGACCTAAAGTACGGCACGATGCCACTCTTCTTGAACCATTCTGGAATCCAATCTTTTCTAGTACAGATTTTAAAGAGTTCTTAAAGAAGCAGTATCAGATAGGACATAGGTCTGTGGTAGATATGGATACTATAGTCGAGGGAGTTGACGAATGAAAGAAAATGATGATTATGAACTGACCCCCGGCGATAACGATCACTGGAATATTAGAATTAAAACTGGAAAATATGTGGAAACTGTTTTTAACTTTGGTGAACTAAGGGTTGCGGAAGATGGTGAGACTATAAAGTTTACGTCCACAGTAATATCAGGGGGGCTTGGTGATGATTGGGCGGCTCATGATGATCTTGATTGGCATCACGAGACAGGAAATATCCTATACGATATCCTAGAACGTCAGGCTGAACGAGTAGAAAAAGATGCTGAAGGGGTTGCATCTCCTAAATGATTATGGTATTATAATAGAATGAGCAATGTAGAACAAGTCATATTACGACACTTATTAATCGATGAGCCTTATATGCGTAAGGTTCTTCCCTTTGTGAAACCAGAATACTTTCAAGGAGTCTACAATCAAATATTCAAACAAATTGCGAAGTACGTAGCCAAGTATAACAAGCTACCTACTCAAGAGGCTTTTAAGATTGAAATAGATCTAAGTGAAAAGTTCACGGATGATCAATATACAGCCGTGCTTGAGATACTTCCAAACATATTCGATAAAGAAACTGTCAAGGCAAATGACAAGTGGTTAGAGGACACTACTGAGAAGTGGTGTCAAGATAGAGCAATACATAATGCTATTATGGAGTCTATCTCCATTATTGACGGTAAGCACAGAGATCTTACTAAGAACGCTCTCCCTGATCTATTGACCAAAGCCTTGGCAGTTTCTTTTGATGCGAATATTGGTCACTACTATGTTGATAATGTATCAGATCGTTACGACTTCTATCATGCACAAGAAGAACGCATTCCGTTTGATCTTGAATATATGAACAAGATAACCAAAGGTGGTTTACCTAACAAAACACTGAACGTGGCACTCGCTGGCACTGGTGTTGGTAAATCATTATTCATGTGTCATGTTGCGGCTAACGCTATGACCCAAGGTAGGAATGTGCTATATATTACAATGGAAATGGCAGAGGAACGTATTGCTGAACGTATAGACGCAAACCTTTTAGATGTGCCGCTAGATCAACTAGAGACATTATCTAAAGAGATGTTGATAGATAAGGTTCATAATATCGCTGGTAAGAATAACGGTAAACTTATAGTTAAGGAATACCCAACTGGTTCAGCGCATACGGGTCACTTTAGAGCACTACTGAATGAGCTTAAACTAAAGAAAGACTTTATACCTGAGATGATCTTTATAGACTATCTCAACATATGTGCATCTAGTCGAATGAAGGGCATGGGGGGATCAATCAATTCGTACACTTATATCAAATCTATTGCGGAAGAACTACGTGGACTCGCAGTCGAGTTCGAAGTTCCGATTGTCACTGCAACGCAAACGACTCGTAGTGGTTATGGTAACTCAGATGTTGGGCTTGAAGATACGGCTGAGTCTTTTGGATTACCCGCTACAGCAGACTTAATGTTTGCTTTGATTTCAAGTGAAGAACTAGAAGCACTTGGGCAGATTATGATCAAACAACTTAAGAATAGATATAATGATCCCAGTGCTAACAAGAGGTTTGTAGTCGGTGTAGATAGATCTAGGATGAAACTATTTGATGTAGATGATGCTCTAGGTAACCTGATAGATGATACAGCAACCTTCGACAAAACGCAAACGGCAGAACGATTTAAAGATTTTAAAATGGAGTAAATGATGGCAGTTAAAGGTATAACAAATAAGAAGAAAACCAGTGATGGTAAACGTAATGTTAAAACCTCTTCTATGAATAAAGATAAGAGACGCAACTATAAAAAGTATAGAGGCCAAGGGTAATGAAAGTTAAGTTACTATCACACTCTCAGCC